CCCGGATCGCCTCTTCGATGGTCCGCGCACTCATCGCATCAGTCCCTCAATCTGCCGTTTCGTCAGCGTTCCTTTTTCGGCCCGTTTCCGCAGCCGCCGTGCTGCCTTGTAAATCTGTTGCTCCATTTCCCCCGCAAACGTTTTCAGGGCTTTGTGCTTCATCGCGTCCCACGCATTCCGCAAAAACGGATTCGGGGAAACGAACCCGGTGGACCTGATCGTGACCCATCGCCCGTTGAGCAGGATGTTGCGGGGCTCTTTCAGTATCCGCTCGACTGTGCCAAATTCAACCAAGTGCGCCAGGGGTGACGATGATCCGATATAGACCGTTACTCTTGACCGGTCGAATTTCCCGCCGCGCTGGGAGGCTTTCAAAGAGGTAGAAACCTTGATCGTGTCTCTTAATCGTCCCGACTTAACCGGAACATTTGCCTTAGCTGATTCGGCTATCGGCTGGCCCGCCTTTTTCAAAGCATTCCGGATTACCGTTTTTCGCATGGCCACAGTTGGGAGTTGATCAAGGAGTTTCGTCAGTTCCTTGACTCCCGAAAGTTGAAAAGAGAAAGCTCCGGTTGCCATTATTCCGCCCTCGCCCTGGTGTAGATTTCAAGGCCCTCGCCGCGCCCTATCTCGATGATCCCGGTCACCTCGTGGACCCGCCCCCGGTAGACGATACGGTCAATCGGCGTGAGGCCCGGCCTGTACCTGATCCGCCACTTGATTTCGATCTCCCCGACGGTCTGCATGGATGCGTAACGCTCGGCCCCACGAACAGGGAGATACTCGGCCCATACCGTTCCCAAGTCCTTCCAGGTTTCCACGGGCTCGCCGTAACTGTTTTCAGTGACGGTTTTCCGCTGTAGCGTAATGCGCCTATCCAATCTGCCGGACCTCAAAACTCCCTCCACAGCCTGTAATTACGGATGAGCGCATCAACGGTCCTGTCCTGCGTTACGGATGCGCCGATGACATCCTCGCCCCGGTTTGCGTAGAGTTTGGCCGCGTACATTTTGATAGCGGTACGGATCATCGACGGAATCAGATTGGCCGCCGTCCAGCCGCATACGATCCTGATTGCGATCGGATTGCTCGGGTACGGGGCAAAGCGGGGCCATGCCTTGTTGTAGGGCAGGACAATCGGCCCGCACTGGTCGCCGCATGACTCAACTGTGTAATCGTCCGCGTCCAGGGTCGTTTCTGTGCCCGTGACGTCCTTGTATTTGATGTGGGTCACGGATTGCAGATTCCCCAGGGGCACGGTGATGTAATAGCCGGAGGGGAACTCATCGAGAAAATAGTCCCATGTCTGCGTGAGCAGTGCCCGGCGGGTTGCATCCTCGACGTATCCCCTCGCCGTTGCAATCAGGCTATTGAGCAGATCGTTTTCCGCCGTTGAGAGGCTTACAGTGATGATGTCGGCGGACAGCTTACAAGCCGCCACGGTCACGGCGGCGACAACCCGGACGTATTGCTTCCCTCCGGTGTACTCCAGCTCGTGGATCCGATCGTCATTGATCGCCGTTACCTCGCCGAATGCGCCCCCGGACCAATCGGTAAAAGTCTCGTTGTCATCGGAATCCTGCAATTTACAGTTTATTTTTCCGCCGATCCCGACCGCCCCGGCATTGAGATTCACAATCGCCGACTTGCCGAATATATCGACAGCCGCGCCGGTGTACTCCCCGATGTCATAGGCTCCCGGGGCGATGCTCTGCGCCGTGCCGATTGCGTCGGACATCTCGATGGAATCATGGCGTAGATGCAGCAACAACTCGGACAGCGTGATCGGCTCGATTGTCGGGGGTGTGATCAGGGTCGCTTTCATGTCCGCTTATGCCTTTTTTAGGAACTGGCCGGTCGTGTTGAACAGAGTCACCAGGGTGGAAATGACCTTCTCGACGGCAGGCCAAACTTCCGCGATTCCCTCATAAGTCGCTTCCAGAATCCCCCGGACAGCCGCCAGCTTCGCCGCTCCCTGGCCGCTCTGAGGAATCGCCCCTTCGATGTCCCTCACGAGGGTTATCAGTGACGGAATCAACTGCACTATCAGTAAAAAGGTTTTCATTTTCCTTGCCTCCTTTCGGGCGTTTGAATAATTTCTCAAGCCATGCGTCCCAATTGCACCAGAAGCGTTTTGACGCCTCGATGGACACCTTTTTGTCTTCCGGCCTCTCAGGACTTGGTTGCATTGACATTGTCCGGGAAAAAGGTTGACAGTGCCGCATAGATGGCAACCATGGCCGCTGCCACTGCGTCCGCCTGTGCATCCGTGAAATTGAGCAGGCCGATACCGCAGGCGATTGAGATAATCCCCTTCCAGGTGGATACTTCCCGGAGCCGAGCCTTGAAATATTTCTTGATCATGATCGTTTTCCTTTCTTTCCGCTTCCGGCTCTCGTCATCCCTCCCGGATCATCTTGACGATTTCCGGACCCCTGAACCCGACTTGCCGGAACCAAAGACTCTTTTCAAATCCCTGTGCCGCCGCTTCCCAATCTCCCCGGTTAATCGCTCGGTTCGTACGTTCGAATGTTCTCGCCGTTCTCATCCCGACATTGAAAATGAAATCAACAAGGGCCATCTTGCGCCGATCGGTAAACTTTTCAAAATCCCGATAAAGGCGCCGGCAATTAAAAATTGCATCCAGAAGATCGTGATCGAGCAGTTCCATTGCCATGTCTTCGGTGATCGATCCAAATGTATCAAGTTGGTGCTGGATCATATCCGGAAGAGGGTTGGCATCCATGTTATGGCCGACCCCGATTGTCCGTTTCCCCGCCGGACACTGGTACGGTTTGAGCCTTAGCCCCTCATGCCGGATCAGTAGATTTCTCAGGTCGTCGGTAATGATCATTTCTTATGCCCGCCCATGCTCTGGATTACGTCATGCGCCCCCTGGAGCTTTGAAAGCCGCCTATCCATGTCGCCGTACATTTTGAACAGCTTCTCTTGATTCGCGTCGATTTTGCGGATCGCCCGGATCATGAACCATGAGACAGAGGCAAACAGCCCGTAGATGATCGTCGGGGCAACTCCGGGATAGGATGTAAAAAGGGATTCCACGTCGCCCCCTATCGGATGTAGAGATAAGCCACGCCTTTTTTTGCGGCGCCGGCGTCGGTGATCGACAGGGAAAGACGGTCGTTTGCGACGTATCCGAGATTTGCGGCTCCCACCTGCTCGGTGTCCGTTGCACTCCTGTCCGCGCCTCCGCCCATTAACACGTCCGTGGCATCCTCGTCGTTGATGACAACATCGTATAATGCCGTAGGTGCGTTGGGGGCTGCGCCGGGGACGGTAACGAGCCGAACGATCTGCCCGGTGTAGCTCTCCGCCGTCTCCTTGGTCGCCTTGCCATCCGCGTCGGATGTCCAGTCGAATTTGATCTTTTTAACGTGGCTGAATGTTTCCTCCGTGATCGTCACGGTCCCGAGGTCCGCCATGTCTCAATCCTCATGTAGTTAAAGGGGCGGAGGTTATCCGCCCCGTATGGTTAATCTTCTTCCGGCGCTTCCCAGGTCCCCTGGATTGCCGTGATGTGCCATCCCTTGTCGCCGTCAGAAACGATGGTCACGGAATCGCCCACTTCGTTGGAAAACGCCGTGTTTTTAAGGTCATCTCCTGCCGCAACGGCAATGCCCGAGCCGCGTATGGTGTAGGTTGCCGCGCCGGGATCGATGTTGATTTCCCCGTCCGCATGGCCGCAGATAAACGTAAATTCCAGGCCGGGGGTTGTGGGGGCCGGGAGTGCGAACGTCTGTGTGTCCGACGTTTTTGTTGCCAGGATTACTGCCCCGGATTGCTTAGCCTGGAGGGTCAGTGTTGCCGCGTCGGTGACGATTACGGGCCTCCTGATCCCTGCGGGAAGGGCAATCGGTCCGTCCGTGGCTTCGACAGCCCCGCCGGACTCGATGATGATCTTTCCGCCAGAGGCAACGACAAGTTCGTCGGACTCGATTTTGACCTTTCCGTCCGCGGATTCGACAGCCCCGCCGGACTCGATGATGATCTT